TTTGTTTTTATCTTCAAAAAAGTCGTCTGCCATATTTAATTACTGTATGTGTAAGTGTTTCCACCTCCTTTCCTTGTTGTGAAGTTATAAAAGTGTTCACAAGAACGTTTCGGAGGCGTGTGCCTCCTATAAAAAAGGGCGCATTTCTGCGCCTTATAAATAGCACGTAAATCTAACTTGTAATAGTGTAATTTATATTTTTATCTTTGTCAATAGCTTATCCAACACCTAATAAAGATAATCTTGAGAGAAATGCTGCCGCTTCTGGAGCTGCTGCCGTTGTATATCTTCTTATCTGTGCAGATGAAGGATAGATGATGCGGGGGTGGGGTGCCGCAACAGCACCTGTTATAGTTCCTGTTACAGATGCAAGTCTGTTAATTTCAGGCGAGAATCTACCAATAAGAGGGGCATAAAACTCTAAGCTATTAGACATAAAAAGAGGTGAGAAACCTTTACCAAGTGCCGTAATCTCTGCATCAGAAAGTTCTCTATTCCATTTTGCAACCTCAGCAATTAATCCTTCAAAAAACTCAACAGGATTACCACTGCTATCAAGCACACAACCTATATTAGATTCTGTAGGAGTAGGAGTATTATCAAATGCTTGATTATTAGCTACGTTTTCTGAGGTAAGTGGCCCCCCGACAGGATATTTATGAAACCTGACTTGAGTTGAAGAAACTACAGCGGCCACTAATGTCCATGTAGTTGCACTCAAATTTATAGCTGTTGAGTTTATATTTACAACACCATGTTTAGTAAATTGAAGTTCATCATCTGCGATACCGCTCCCATGATTAAAATTCCATCCGCTTGCTCCTCCACGCCCACGAGTTACTATATGACCTTCACTTACCGTAACTGTGTCCGAATTTATCCATGCTGCGACAGTCATTCCTAACTGTCCCTCAAGCGTAGTAGAATCACCAAAATTTATTCTATCATCAGTTCCGTCAAAATCTAGAGCCATGACTCCCTCCTTTCTTTATAAATAAACTTCATATAAGTCCAAAGGAAGGGCAATAGAAGAAGAAAAGTTAGATAGCCTAATGGTGGTTTGAAAAAGTGTCGCATATTAGGTCTCCTTCACGATTATCCCAATCAGCTCCGCATCTCCCGCCATATCATCATCAGCGTCAGCCGTGTCTCTTGAAATTCTCAAGATTGCAAATTCACCCGTAGCAAGGGAATCCATATCCGCCCCGTCAGTAAATGTAATATTATCATAGCCTTGTTCACCTGACAGGGATGGCGCTGTCGCCCCTGCGCCTATACTGTTATAGTCATAAGTATGTGAAGCGTCAATATCCTCCGCATCGTCAACTAATCTTCTAAATGCGGCAGCCCAAACAACTTCACCTGAAGTGGCGGTTGTTGCCATCCATACTATAGTTACAGTAAGTCCTCCACCTGCATAATTATTGGGAAGTTCAAACAAAAAGTCAGCGTACTCTTGAGTCGTAGTATCAAAATCTAATACACACAGGTTTTCTGCTGGAGTCGATCCACCAGCCCTACTATCAAGCGTTGCGAATGTTGCCGCTGGGGGTTTGTTGTCTGTTGCTGAAAGAACACCAAGCGTGTCACCACTTGCCAAAGTATTTTCCTCCTTTCATTATATTGTTTGCCAATAATTTATAGTAAATATAGCCGTTCCCGCTCCACCCATCCAATACCCAATAGTTCCATTTGTCCCTGACGAGATAACTGGGTCATGGTTATTTGTAATACCCGCACTTGGTACAAACTTACCCCTCTCTAATACTCCCGCTCCCTCTGATCCTCCAACTCCTACATAAGTTATTGCACAATCTACAGTTCCAGCCTCAACTATGATTGAAGATCTGCTGACATATTGTTTTGTTCCAGCGCCGGAGGCTGCAATTATCGTTCCCCAGACCGCCGCTCCCGTTGTGCCTCTTACTACAAAAGGAGTACCTATCTGGACTGGAGTTTTATTTATTTGAACCGTTCCTCCGGCTAAATTCGTTACTGAAGTCACAGTTCCCGTTAATACATTTATCGAACCATTAGTTAGATTCGACACCACTCCTACTCCTGTTGTAGTTCCCGCACTCTGAATTGTCCCAGTTAGAACATTTATTGATCCATTGGTTAGATTTGAGACAACGCCTACTCCTGTAGTCGTACCCGCAGATTGAATAGTTCCAGTTAATACATTAATCGATCCAGTTGTTAGATTGCTTACTACTCCTACTCCTGTAGTCGTACCTGATGATAGTATCGTACCTGTGGTTACTGTTCCTGTTGGCATATTAGCTGCCAATATTCCGCCTGTTGTAACTAGCGGAACATAAACAGTGCCGCCACTATCGGTACCACCAATTAAAACTGGATTAGCTACTGCGGCTGCTCCTGATGCCGCCTTACCCCCAATCGTGCCTACCGTTAGAGCTGAAACAACACCTACGCCCGTTGTAGTACCGCTATTTTGAATAGTTCCAGTTAAAACATTGACAGATCCATTTGTCAAATTAGAAAGAGTAGTCACCGTTGAAAGCAAAGTTACTGTGCCTGTTGCCACATCAACATCACCTATATTATTACCTCCAGCAGCTAAAGTTCCTGCATTATGTACTTGACCGATATTTGATAGTGACCCAGTTGTTATTGTTCCAGTTGTTACATTAAGAGTAGGCAGCGTCCCAACAGAAACTTGAGGTATTGTACCAATTGAAACTTGTGGCACGGTTATAACGTCTATCTGGTAATTCCCTGCCGTATCTAATAAAGGTGAATAAACCGTTCCACCGCTATCCGTTCCCCCGATTAATACTGGATTGGATACAGCCGCAGCACCAGAGGCTGCCTTACCACCTACAGTTCCAACAGTTAAGACTGATACTACTCCTACTCCAGTAACAGTTCCTGAATTTTGGATTGTACCTGTAAGCACATTAACACTTCCATTGGTTAAATTAGAAAGTGTAGTTACAGTAGAGACTAAAGTAGTCGTACCTGACGATTGAACAACTGTGCCAGCATTTAAAGTACCACCAACAACTAAAACATTAGTAGTACCTAATGCCCCCGATAAATCTTCAACATACATCGCCCCAGTTGCCGGATTTACACCAACAGGCAAAGTCTCTGACGTCCCGCCAGTATCTGCGGTTCCTAAAGTACCTACCACACCCATCACAGCAGGTATCCCACCGCTAATATGGGGAACAAATGGGGGTGTTCCTGCGCTCATATTTTTTTACCTCCTGTAATTCTATTTTTATCAGCTTGAGTTGGGGTGGTTAAAAGATCAGTATTCTTTTGAACATAGATTACTCGTCTGCTGACTGATCCTCGTATAGCATCAATTATCCGTGCCTCATAACCTTTGACTTTAAATACTTGAGACAACAATTTTTCAAAGTCATAGAGGTTATCGAATGTATCATCCCCAAAGATAAAAGCATATTCTAGGAAAACGAGTTTTTTCATAGTTATTTCATCATCTTGCGAGCTAATTTAATATGTTCACGATCGTAACTTCGCCCACTGGATTTCTTTTTCTTCCTTGACTTACCAGCTTTACTCATTGCAATCGCAATTGCCTGATCATGTTTATAACCACTGTGCATAAGTTCTGAAATGTTGCTACTTACTGTTTTTTGACTGCTTCCTTTGTGAAGTGGCACTTTGATTACCTCCTTTCATCATTTTGGCCTGTGATTTAGCCATTTTATCCTTCAATTTTATGTCTTGCACCGCTTTCATCGCCTCTATAGTTTGTTTTTGCTTGGCTCCCTGCATAGATATTTGGTGTTTTTCGTCAGAATGACTCATTTCTTGGTCTTTTTTGGCCTGTTCCTGTGGATCAATCATCTCTTGAGGCTGTTTGCTGGCTAGTCCGGTATCACGGATCGCTTCTGCGGTTGCCACTTTGCCTTCTTCAATACGTTGCTCCATAGTCGGCAGTATTCCAGCGGCCTGCATATCTTTCATAACCTCGATTATGGCGACTTTCATTGTCTGTACCTGTTCCTCAGTCATTTGACCTGCTGCGCTATACTGTTCCATTGCCTCCATAATCTCATTTGATGCTCCAAATCCATAAACCTCTAGCAGTTTTCTCAAATAAACCTTGACTACTTCTGGATCAACTAAGCCAATCTGTGATAATTGAACCATATAATCGCCCAACTCTTTAGCTGCCTGTTTTTTACCCTCATGCGTATAAGCCAATCCCCGTTCAATCTCGATATCTACCCTATAATCACGTTTAATAGGTATTGCATTTAAGGGTTCTGTATCAATTTTTAAATCCTGTCGCTTTTCCATAGCGGAGGCTCCTATAATGTCAAAGTATTGCGGTTCGCCCTTCTCCATATAATAGACGGTTTTAGGGGTTACGAAGTAATCATCGGCATAATCCAGCATCTTCTCGGCCGCTCGTTTAACAACTCCTTTTACACGTTCAAGCAATATTGTTAAGTTTGCAAATTCCGACTCTTTTAAGGTTTCGATAGCCGCATTTGCCTTGACTCCAGCTGGAAGCTTGCCTAAGGCTGTTGTGGTTACTCCCTGCTCCTCGATCAAACTTTCAAGTAAATTCATAAAACTGAATACAAAAGGCGGGATTGAAGCTATGGGATTTTGGATAGGAGCAACGGTATTGTATTTGAATATCTGGCCGCCTGCACTATTGTCTGGCTCTGTTGGCTCGCCCGACTTAACACTCCAAGAACCAGTAACCATTGTGTGTAAATATCTTTCAACTCTGGAAACCACTAAATCCAACGACTTGTTTTGTGGTATGAAGCGTTCAATTAAAGGAACTTGATAGAGTGGGCCCGGCTCAAAGCGAAGATCGACAATAGGATATCCGGGTAGATTTAAGTATTTATCGCTTAAAGTGATATTGCCCGCTACAAACGTTTGCCTTATGATTGGATCACCCTTTTTCTTTCTTTTAAGTATTTCTCCCCCGTCTTTCTGCAATCTAATTCGTGGAGTGTTGTTGTCGTTTAGATATTCTTTAATAAACGCTTCCTTCTCAAGAACCGTTGCCGCCTGATCCATTCCTGCCCTGTCTCCATGCCTTGCCCGTTCATAAGCCTCTTTAATATCGGAGGAGGCGTGCCTATTGTCTGGGTGGATTTGCATTACTTGTTCCAAAGGATATCTTTCATCGGCTTTAATGTCGGCTATTCTGCGTGGTTTGGTTTTAATAAGAAAAGGCGCATCCTCAAGTTCGTTTAATGATCCAATCGTGTAAATGTCAAATGCGTCTAAAACCATCATTTTCAAGCTTTCATCTATATTATCAGGCCAAATCTGAAGATAGGATATGCCATGTTTTGCGGTTAGTATAATCATCAAAGCCAGCTTCTCTGAAAACTCAAGTTTTTTAAACTCCTCCTCTATCCAATGGCCTGATCCTTGCGCTATTCTCTTGGACTCTTTCTGTGCTTCTAGAAACTCTGGGTTTTGTTGCGTTGTGGGTTGTCCTGTTTCTGGGTCTTGCGTTTGAACTGGGGGATATTGTGAAGGAGATATACGTTCAGGATAAACAATAGGTACGAATTTTTGGGCTGCTGCAAGATTTGCGACTCCCCTGATTTGTCGTGAGGCTTTAGGAATTGATCGCATGGGAGCCCAGATGGTCGAAGCCCTAGACAGGTCAACAATCTTATTCTCCGTTCTTGACATATAGCGGAAGTGGTATCCATCGTCAAAGAAGTTATTGTCATACCACCTGCGCTCAAAAGGAAACCTCTGGTTTTTGACCATTGACATCATCTCGTCAACCGCTTGTCCCATCTGTCTAGTTGTTAATGTGTCTGTTGAGTAATCCATATTTTAAGCTACTTCCTTTTTAATCATCTCCTGAAACTGTTTATCTGTGATCTCACTCTCAGCTACAAACTCTGGCTCTGCTTTTTTAGGAGTTTCGATTGGTTTAACTTTATCTGCTAACTCTAAATCTCTAAATTGTTCGGGGGTTTTAGCAAGAAGGGCATTAATCAGCTTTGAACGTTCCCTCTTATTCTCATGTTTCTCATAGAGAATAACACCGATTAAAGCTAATATTGTTAATCCTAAGATTAGTTCTATCATTTTAAAAGTCCTATCATTTTTAACAACTCCATTGCGGTCCTCAGATTATCTGGCGTGTCTTTGCCCTTCTCTATAAGCTTGGCTATATTTGACAAACTTGACCAGTCTTGAATAGTATTACCTCCTTTTACTACACCCTCTCTTATGTATTCAAGGTTTTTAGGATTGAGCAGATTAGCTACTTTATCTCTTTGACTATATAGGGCTTCGTTAGCAAGACTTATTTTAGGAGAAGCCAATCCGCCCATAACCATTTTCATCGCCAAATCCAAACCTTGCTGTTGTCCTTGTGGAGTTTGCATTTGTTGATTCATTTGACTTAAACTACTCATCGTTTGATTTTTCTTCTGTTTAAGTATTTGTAAAGCCTGTTGCAGTTGTGGGTTCATTGAATTAGATATCGAGCTTTCCAGTAACTGTTAAAGGGATTGGCAATCTTGTAAAACTCTGGCATATGCAACATTGTGTCTAAATCCTTAAAAAAGCGGTATCTCCTAGTAATGTATTTAAACCTTACCGGCACTCCTTCAAATACATAACTAAACCCGTTATCCACAAACTGTCCGCCTTTTACCCAATCTTTAAGAGTTGACAAAACTTCAGTTGTAACGTACCTTTTTTCAATACCAAACTCCAATTTATTACAATCAAGCCCTCTTTTTTCTTTAATACATTTAGCGGCATCACCCAGTACTATAAATGTCGTATCTAAAAGACACCTCTGCATCAAATCAAATGCGTCAAGCAAAGCATGGTCTAGCTTGTCTTGTGGTAATTTATGCTCCCCATTCGCTCCATTCACCCGCTGGGATCTCGATGCCCTCATCGTACTCCCTTTCTTTAAGTTGCCTTTCATAGCTTAGTCTAATCCTAGTTTTAGGAATAACTTGTAATACTTTTTCTTTAACATTCAGTCTCCAAACTGCCAACGCATGAGCTATCACGATATCATCGTGAAAGCCAACTGGCGCCTCATATCGCACCCTGTCTGTTGTCTCTGATATGTCATAAGTGAAATTAGATAACTCTACTTTAGTCTCTTGGATAGGTAATAAATGTATTCGTTTAAGCTCTATCCAATTTACCAACTTTTCGATTAATTGCCTTTTCTGGTCATTTGTGAACTTTATAGGATCAACTGGTATGCCCATTCTAGCCAAATCGTCAACAATGGGATCACCTAGCCCAGTTGCATCAATCACCACACTTGCCGGATTACTTCTAGGCGATGCTCCATCGTTAAAATGCCTTGCAGTATGAGCTATTCTTGCCTTCTGCATACCCCAATCGATCTTGTTAAACCTTGCCTGATAGACTTGTCGGTTGTTGGTCGCATCATAAACCGCCAAGACTGTGAAGTCCTCAACTTTAGCCAAATCAACGCCTATTATATAACGATGTCCTACAATAGGCTTATTTGGTACAGCATCCATAATGGATAGGAAATCTCTAAATACGACTCCCGTATCCTCCAAGAACCTTGCATATATCTCCTGTTCAATTACTCTTTCCGGCATTGAGGCCATATCCTCTCTTATTGCTTGGTGTATATGCTCAAATGGGCTGTCAAACGAGGTGAAATGGAATGATTGATAGTTCTTTTGGAGTGTGTCCAAACCTCTTTGATAAAGCTGATAAAACTTACCCTTGCCCTTTGGCGTACCCCCTATCACAACCTTGACATTCGGATAGTCCCAGAACATCGGCCTTATGGCATTGTCCCAGAGGTATTCGTTCTTTAGGATGATACCAGCCTCATTTAAGAAGGCCTTATCATATCCAAAGCCCTCTAATGTTTCCGGTGTATCGGCTGACCTAAAGTCAATATATGCCCCCGCTATAGTTATCATTTTAGCCTGTTTTCGCCATGTCCAAGCTCTATGCGGCAGTTTGTTAAGGTGCGGAATAAAGTAACGCTCTATATATTTGTCTATGTTCGAGTTGACTGTATCTACCCATAATCCTTTACTAAATTTCTTTTCTATGGCGCATTTGATAAAGTCGTTAGCTGCGCCCTTAGTTAATCCAAACCTTCTTCCTTTAACAGCAATTGCATATTTAGCAAGGCTATCAAATATGCTCTGCTGCTTCGGGAAGTTTTTTATCGGCAACTCTATCTCTTTGCTCTCCATTTAATTTTCTCTCCTCAACAATTTTAATTTGGATAGGCTTATTATCTTCTCCTCCAACCAATATCCTTTTTTCCGTCTCGATCATCCCATGATTTGCCTTCAAGAGGAATATTGCCATTCCTGCATTTATTTCCTTACCTCCATATAGTCCGTCGTCTATTAATTGATTTTTCTGTTTAGATTTAAGCCTTTTTATTGTGGCGTGAAATTGTGTATATCTTTTTGAATATTCATTTACATTATCATCGTCTAAGTCAAGATAAAGCGCTAATCCCTCAATGGTAGGAAGTGAAGTTTGACTTCTCCCCGTTGTGGATAAGTACTCATTGGCTTTTCTTACAAGCTCATTCTCATCGGGATATTTTAGTGGGGCTCCTCTTTTGTTATCCATAAAAAAAACACCATTGCTGGTGTCCTATAAATTACACGTATTGCCTTCTATTAAATTATCTAATACTACATAGAAATAAATCCTTTGTCAACATTATTTGTTTCCTCTACGATTTGTCTAACTCTCACGCTTGGTTCGTTATACTCTCTTGTTGGCTTTACTACATTTAAATCGGGCAGCTTATTGTTTTTGTCAACCCAAAGCATATATCCTCTATCTTTCTTTTTTAATATATCCCTAATCATCCTCCAGCCTCTTTTCTTAGGTTTTATATTTAGCTCTCGAAACCAAGAATAAATCGTTGAAGTCTGTACTTTGTATTTCTTTGAAAGTTCGGTTACGCCTATGCTCTTCTTTTGATTTTCTAATATTATTTTTATAATTAAATTTTGTAAATGGTTCATATTAAATCAACCATAGGAACTTCTCTTCTATGCAATTTTTCCCATCCAATATATAAAATAGAAAAGATCGCCCAAATTGTTAATCCGACAACTAAAACTAAAAATTGAATTGTCAATTTTATATATCTCATATCATGACCATTGATATTTAATCTCCATCTCCTCAACTGATATCGTGCCTATTATATTTTTTTGGGGGGGTTGCTTAGTCAGTATTTTTAACACTATAGTCGAATTACACTGATCACATGTTACCATCATTTCCGATCCTCCTATTATGGTTGAAAGCTTGTTGACACGTTTGATATTCAGTATCCCATAATCGTCAATTATCCCCAATACTTGCGGATATTTGCCAATTGCTAAACAGGTTTTACAGATCAAATATTTATTCATAGTATTTCTTAGCCTCCGCTAATCGTTCTGGAGTTCCTATGTCATGCCAAATCAATCCCTGTGGTCTATATGGAACAACTGATATATTTGGATTATCAAAATATTCACTACTATAAAGCCAGGTTCCAACACACCGCCAAGACTCCATTGCGGCTAATATCGTCCCTGGCTTATGATTAGCTATCATATCTGTATAGTTTATGTTTGAAATTGTGTCTCCGTTACAATAGAAAAAATCATCATCTATCCATCTTTTTAAAGCGGATATCGTTCCATCTTGCCCCAAGAGCCGCTCTTCATAAAAATATAGAGCGTTACTTCCAACTTTACTTGTAATTATCATCGGTAAATAATGACAGTTTATGATTATCTTTGATATATTATGACTATGTAAATTTTCTATTATTCTTTGAAGTACCGTTTTTCCTCCAATTTCTATCATTGGCTTTGGGATATTTTTAGTAATATCTCCTAAACGGCTGCCATAGCCGGCGCTTGCTATAATAGCGGTTTTCATAATATTCTTGCCTCTAATCCGCCAAAATCTACTCCAAAATCAACCTGTTCTATGTGAAAAGCCCTCATCTTTCTTATCAGGTTGTCTTTCTTTTCGGGCGGACACATAAAGACCATGTATCCTACGCCGCCGGATCCGCATATCTTGCCGCCTATCGCCCCCTCGCTCTTAGCTAAATCGTAAATGCCATCTATTCTAGCTGTCGTTACCCTATTTGACTCTTTCTTGTATTGCCAGCTTATGTCCAAGAGTTCGCCTATCTCTTGGTATTTACCAATAAGAAAAAGAGGCAGGGCAAGTCCGGTAATGTATTTGAGGGTATCTAGCGCCCGTAGCCTTTTCCTGTCAAGGCGTTCAAAGTTCTTTTGTAGCTTATTGTCTTTCTTTCCCCCTCCTATGTAGAAGAGAACCATCCAACTCAAAAGTTTGTCATAGTTTGGGACGTTTATTTTAACCACCTCAACCTTGTCGGTGAAACTCATGTAGTTCAACCCCCCGTAAACTGATGCGAATTGATCCTGTTTTCCTGTATATATACCCAAATCAATCTCATGCTGCCAAGCGGTAAGAGCTATCTCATCTCTTGTCAAGCCAAGACCCAGGCGTTTATTGATTGCTCCAACCAATGCAACCCCAGCCGCTCCCGATGAGCCAAGCCCCGACATTATAAATCCATCGAATGTTGAGATGATCTTTGAATGGTGGCCGCCGTTTATTTTATATTTTTCCAACAACTTGTAGTAAAAATCGGGGGTTGCGTTTAAGGGGAATGAGTTTTGCGCTCCCCATATATCGTCTCCGCTATATAAAGTGGTATGTTGACGCAGGTTTATCGCCATATTGATTACTGCCCCGCCAAATTGAGAACAATATGGTTCTAAATCTGTTGAACCTCCAAAGAAAGAAATCCTCGTTGGGGCTATTGCTAAAAATCTCATAATACCTGATAAACATTGTGAAATATTTTTAAGTGAATGTCTTGAGTATGGGTTGTCGGCAGTTTTGTTTCATCGTTGGTTGGAAGCGAGAAAATTTCTAATCCGATATTTTTTGCCTGTAACTTAGCAGTCAATATATTTGGGGATACTCCAGAACATGACATGGCAATTAGAAGATCGCCCTTGTTTGCTAGAACTTTAATTTGATGGGAGAAAATTTCAGAGTAGTTAAAATCATTAGCAATAGCGGTTATGTTTCCGCTATTGCATAAGGATATTGCCCGATAGCCTTTACCCAATAGGTCTTGAGCGAAGTGGTCGCTCATTGTCGCCGATCCGCCGTTGCCGCAGACATAGATCGTCTTACCTGTAGATTTTGCATGGAGAATTACATTATGAAGATCCCTTGAGCTAGTTTCAATCAGTTTGTCTATGCTGTTATTCATAGAAGTAATTGAATACTACACTTAAAATATCCATCTGTCAAGCAATCCACTTAAACCTAGTATATCTATTCTCGTTGTGAATGTTCTTTAAGTTTATCGAAAAGTGGTTTGGACAAAGCCAAAACTTATTTGGCGAGATATATCTTTCCCGTATCACCTTAAAAAACTCACTAACTATATAGACATAGAGTTTTCTATACTTCTTCTCACGTTTCCTGCAGATGTAGCATTTATGGTAGGCTCTCATTCGTCTTTTTTTCACGCCTTAATATTAAAACATAAATTTACATTTGACAATTCCAAAATAAGAGCCTATATTTAATTGATTGAGTCTTTTAGTTCGTTTTAATTACTCAATTAATGGGGACGGCGAGTAGTTTTGTCTCTTTAAAAGTGAAAGCAGGCTTCATGCCTTGCGTTGGGAAACCAATCTAGCTTTTAAAGGGACATTATCTTTTTCAATCCTATCGCAGTTGAGCTTACTTGTAAGATCGCTTCGATAGAGTTAAAGAAGATAAAAATTAAGAAATTAAACTATGACCATTGAACTACATAGCAAACTTCTAAAGCTAAAAGCAATTCTCAATAAAATAAACGATACTTCCTACGCCTATTCTCAATTAAGCCGACAGTTCCCTTATTCTTCCGCTCGATCTGATGAAGAATTACAAAAAATAATAAGCGCCTACAATGGACTAATTATAGACCTTATTAGTTATTTAGAAACAACGAACTATGGAAAAACCAGAAAAGAAAGGATGGATTAGTCTACATAGAAAGCTATTAGATAATCCAATCTCAAAAAAAACAATTTATTTATCTATATGGATTTATATCCTTTTACGAACAAGCAGATATGTTACTGAATTTATATTTAATAATAAAAAACAAACTCTTCCGGCTGGTAGTTTTATAACCTCAATTAAAAAAATAGCAGAACATTTCACTTTATCAAAGTCAGTTGTATCTTATGTTCTGGACTACCTCAAACTTGAACGGATGATAGAACGAACTTCACATAATAGATATACTGTTATAACAGTCTTAAACTTTACTCAATATCAAGAACTTGAACGACAAATAGAACGGAAAAAGAACGATAATAGAACGGAAATAGAACGACAGCAGAAACAATCAATAAGAATAGATAAAGAGAATAAAGAGAATAAGACATCTAAAAACTCACTCACTCCTTGCACTGAAGAAGAACTAAAAAACCTATCTACAAAACTAAATGTTTCTTTAGAAGCGGTAAAAAGAACCCACGCAATTATTCTTAATAAAATAGAAGCTAAAGAATTTAAAGGCAAAACAGTTTATCACTCCNTGGACAACTGGATAAGAATGGGAATTGAAAGAGGAAACATAAAAATAAATATTGAAGCAAGTTATAAATTAGCCAAAAAGATATGATAGTTGCAGAAATACTAAAAAAGATAGCAGAAGCTAAAAAAAACCTTGAATTTCTACCAACCGGATTTAGAGAACTTGATGAAAAGCTAGACGGAGGATTTATTAAAGAAGAGTTAATAGTAATAGGAGGATTTACAGGACTTGGTAAAAGTTATTTTTCATCTCAAATTATGTTTAATATAGCGTCTAATGGTTACTCAACCGCTTATTTCTCTCTAGAGATAACTAATCAAATGATCTTATCACGTCTTATTGGACAAGAGGCAGATATTAAATCAATAAAAGTGGTTACCGGAACTATGAACGAAATGGAATTTGATAGAAAAACTAAAGCAGAAGGAAAAATTCAAGGGTATGAACGATACATGGACTTTTATGATGATATATATGACTTTGATTTAATAGTAAAAAAAATACGAGATAATAATTATGAATTTGTGGTAATAGATTTTATTCAGAATGTAATAGTTCAGGGGATGGATGAATATGAAAGATTATCACATATAGCTTTAATTCTTCAAAAACTGGCAAAAGAAAAAAAATGTTGTATTTTGGTTCTTTCTCAAGTATCAAATTTAATAGCAAAAAACATTGAGGCTTCTCAATTAGAATACAAAGGATCAGGATCAATCGCAACTGTCTGTGATCTGGGATTTCTTCTCACTAGAGATTTTGAATTAGGAATACTAACTTTAATGCTTAGGAAAAATAGAAGGGGTGTGTCCGGTGATCGTTGGCAATTTCAATTTCAAGGAGAGGGAGGAAAAATTATATGAAGCGCAAAATGGATAAATACCTCAATTTACTTGACCAATATAATACTTTAGACGAAGAACAAGAAGCTCTCTATGAAGGAGAAATATTCCTGCCAAAAGATAAAGAAAAAGATTATAGAGAATTACAAATTAAAAAAATAGCCATCTTAGAAGAGATGGAAAAATGTCTATAATGTTTGACATAGTAAGAACAGTTTTTGCTCTAAAGTTTGGGGCAAAGACTAAAAAACAAAAAGCCTATTTTAGAAAGATGTAGAAGCTGTTTAAGAATAAAAAGTAAAATACCCCTTGACAAATTATAAAGGCTTGTAATATAATGTAAATATATGGAAAAAGTTATCACAGTAAAGGAAGCGGCAAAATTAATCAATGTTCATCCGCATACAGTAAGAAAACTAATTAAACAAGGCAAATTAGAAGCTTGGTCATCCGGCGGCAAATATTTTATTAACATATTATCAATTCCCGCCTTTATGCGGAATAAAAAATAATATGAAAATTCCTAAAAACTATCGTCAGGTCTTAGACGGACTATACAGCCGGAAAGACTTAACGTTTGATCAGGAATGTTACAAAGTATGTTTGATGTTAGAAGTTCAAAAACGAAAGCTTTTGTCATTAAAAATTAAACTAAACTAATATGACAGGATTTTTACCTGACGGGTACAAGGAAACGGGAAATTATATGAAACTCCAAGAGGGAGAGAACAAATTTAGAATTTTATCCTCTGCGATAGTCGGCTGGGAGTATTGGAATGAGGATAAAGACGGCAATAGAAAGCCAATCCGTAAACACATGGACGAGGATTTGATAATGAGCGAGATCCAAGAACCGGATAAGGTTAAAAAGTTTTGGGCTTTCATTGTCTGGAATTATCAGGATGAAGCCATTCAAATACTCGAACTGACGCAAAGCACGATTAAACGGGCAATCCAGACTCTTATCGGCAATAAGAAATGGGGATCGCCTGTAAATACTTATGATCTGGTGATAAGCAAAACCGGCACAGGCAAACTGACAAAGTATGCCGTAGTTCCCGACCCTAAGGAGGCAACGGATAAAAAAATAACTGAGGCTTTTAAGAAAAAGCCTGTAAACCTTGAAGCTTTGTTTTCCGGTGGAGACCCGTTTATGAGTTTTAAGGGTGAACACAAAGAAGACGTAAACCCCGATGATGTACCATTATAGATATGCCAACCTGTTCAGATTGTAAAAAATTAATAGCAGATATAGTTGCAGTTTGGAGCAGTAATCACCTGGGTAGACCGCTTTGCTTGGATTGCCAGGAAAAAGAGAAAAAGAAAAGGGGTTTTATAAATAGATATAGTTGGCAAGAGAGAAAGGAAAACCAAATATGAATAAAACTAAACTAATGCCTTGTGAAAATCTCGAATGCCATGAAACTCTAAGACTATCTCTTTGGCTCTATTCTTATTATCACTATGGATTCGGAGTTTGTACCAAGCATTTAAAAGAGTTAGCCGATATAGTTAATAGTTCAGAGGAATAGATATGAAAAATATAATAAATGAATTATGGATAGGCTTTCAATATCTAACAGGTAGAGATCCAACAGCTATGACAGATATATTTAAAGAAGAACACACAGACAAAGTTCAGGATCAAAAACAACGCTGGGGTGAAGTTACCAGTTCAGAAGGAGAGGATTATGAATAATTTACTTGTGAAACAACTTAACAACGATCAACACCCCATCCAAAAAGGTGTAGTCCGTATGAAGAAAAAAGTTAAAAAAAACTATTGGAAAATTAAATTGTTAGCTGTTTTAATAGCTATAGGACTTGCAATATCTTTATTTTACTATCTATTAAGACAAACCAGCGCTTGGTATGACGAACACAAGGTGACATTTCCTAAACTGATAGAAATTACACTTAGATTGCCCATTAAAATAGAAACAAGGTATCGAACACCGATAAAAGGGGAAAAGCCCCGAAAACAGGCGGTAGATGAGCAAATTTTAATATCCCAGCAAAGGATGGCATTAGTTGA